TCGGCTACGACACCAATGAAACGTTGAAAACAACTCAACGTTGCTATCCCCGAACCGAGTTCGGTTCACCCTAGACCGCCGGCATGCGAGCCAAATCGCCCACTAAAGCGTCGAGGGGATGGGCCGTCGTTCGACTCTTCATCTTGACTGTATCCCATATTTGGAATATAAATGCACATATATGGTATCCGAGTCGCTTCGATCTCTTCTGCTCGAAGCGTTGGGAAGGGCTCTGGAGCCAATCGTGTTGCTTCTGCTCAAAAGCGGAATTGGCTGGAAAGACTTCGCCGGTCTTGCGAAGGAAAAGTTCGTGACCGTCGCAACCGATGCGTTCGGTATCCGAGGTCGCCCCACCAACCTCGCGCGGGTGGCCATCTTGAGTGGCATCGAACGACGAGAAGTCGCGAGGCTGCGTCAGAGAGCAAGTGAACAGCACACTCCGCAGCAGGGTTATATGAGCAAACCCTCGCAAGTGCTGCATGCCTGGTATCACGACCCCCGATACCTCGACCCTGCGGGTAAGCCACGGGACCTGGAAATCGATGACTCCGACGGCTCGTTCACCGAACTGGTGCGGCGGTACGCGCCGAACACTCCTTTGGTTGCCCTGCTCAAGGAGCTACGTGCGGCGGGCGCGATCGAAGAGCTCGAGGGCAAGCGGCTGCGTGCGCTGAAGCGCTCCTACATTCCCCGTGAGCCCAACGAAAACCTCATTCGCCTTTGGGGCAGCGTGCTCGAGGACCTCGGTACCACATTCGAACACAACCTCAATCGCGACGAGGTCGAGCCACCTCGGTTTGAGCGGCGGGCGATCAGCCTGCGGGTTGATCCCAAGTCGCTGCCCGAGTTCCGCGAGACATTGGAACGAGAGGGGCAGGCGTTTCTCGAACGCATGGATGATTGGATCAACGCTCACCAGGTCGACTCGAGCACTGCCCAACAAGGCGTAGGTATTCGACTCGGTGTCGGCCTGTATCACATTCAGGACCGCGTTCCACGCTCAACGAGGAAGCAAGCGCAGCTCAGATAGCACGGTGCGGCGACCTCCTGCTCGGGAGCACGAAGATGATAAGAATCGCCAATAAGTTCGCAGGGCGCAGATTAGCGCTTCTTTGCATCGCAACGGTGTTGCTGTGCTCGTGCCATTTTGACGAGCAGCCTAGCGGCATCGAGGGCTCCGGCGCGAAAGGCATTCCGACTCCGTCACCGCCTGCGGCTGCGCCTGCCCCTGCGCCTGCCCCTGCGCCTGCCCCTGCACCTCCGGGCGCGCTGACGATGATGACCGCACGTGCAGCGCACACCGCGACCCTCCTGCGCGACGGCAAAGTCTTAATCGCCGGGGGCTTCAACGCCGCGGGCTCATCACTTGCCAGCGCCGAGCTCTACGATCCGTCCACCGGGACATTTACCGCCACCGGCGACATGATTGCAGCGCGAGGCGCGCACACTGCCGAGTTGCTTGCCAACGGTAAAGTCTTAATTGCAGGCGGCCGCACGGGCTTTACGGGTGGCGGCGTCAACAGCGCGGAGCTTTACGATCCTTCTACTGGAGCCTTCACCGCTACCGGTAGCATGCTCACAAATTGTTGCGATGCTGGCACTATCTCCAGTCCGCTGCCAGACGGTAGGGTTTTCATCGCCACCGAGGGGAATGCCGAGATCTATGATCCGGCCGCCGGGAGTTTCGCTCTCACGGGCGCCTACAACACTTCAGTCTATGCAATATACGCGGCCACTTTGCTCGCAGACGGTAGGATTCTGTTTGCCGCATCTTTGAACTCCTACAGCAACGATGAAACCGACGAACTCTTTGACCCCAAAACTAACACGTTCAGCCCTACGGGCTCGCGAATCGAGGCCACCATCCCAAGCACGGCGACCCTGCTTACGAACGGCACGGTCTTGTTTGTTGAAGGGCTTCCAGTTGGCAACGTGGAGATCTACGACCCCACGTCGGGGACTTTCACTGTTATCGGAACCACGCACTATGATCACACGGGCGGCACGGCGACGCGCCTCGACGATGGAAGGGTGTTGATTGCGGGCGCCGAGCTAGCGCAGGGAATCAGCGGAATCAGCGTCGGTAGCCCCGCAGTCGAGCTATATGTCCCGGCTACCGGTACGTTTGTTTCGGGAGCCAGCCTGAGCACGGGCCGCTTCGGCCACACTGCTACATTGCTCACCGATGGCACGGTGTTGATCGCGGGTGGCAACACCAAGTTCTCGGGGGCGCTGCCCAACTACTCCCCGCCGCAGCCGACTGCCAGCGCAGAAATCTACAAGTGAGCCGCTCCCGGCGCGTCTAGATGCGACACCGCAACAACACTGGCAGCGATATCGGTCGGGGACGTGCAGCCGCGGAGCTAAACGAGCAAATGTCGTGCGGAGGTCCGCATTAGAGATCGCCGAAAGCGGTCAATCGAATGGCCGCATTGGAGGATCCTCTTGCACGCCTTGAAGGATCGCTCCTGGCCGGTCAGTGCCGTCCGGAGTGTGACGCGGTGCGTGCAAGCAAAGTCAGCGCCTGGGTATGCTGGGTCAACTCAAGACGTTGTTTTCTGCGCCCTACAGCGGCAGGCATCACAACGGTCGACACCAGCAAGTCTGCGGCTTACGGTGTTGGTACTTGATACCGGAACGAAACCAACTTGGCATGAGCGACACGCAGCTTTCACCCGGCGGCCGGTACGCGATCGGGGCAGCCTGCTGCCTCCTGGGCGTTGGCCTCTTGGGCGTCAGCGCAACGATCTTCCTTCAGAACTCAGCTAGCGGGTGGTCCTCCGACGCCATCCCCGGCGCCGGGGCCGGGGCTGTATTTGCCTTTGGTGGCGCGGTAATGCTGACTCCCCCTGGCCGTGGACGACTTCGCCTCGTCCTTGCCGCACTACTAGTGACCTCCTGGGCACTTGCTACCGACTGGATCGCCTTCGGTCCTGGTGTTCGACAATTCACCACTAGCATCAGTCGGAGCGGCAGCGTGTCTTTCCCGGTAGACCCGTGGCAGGGCCGCATCATGTTCGGCATTGTCGCCGTCCTATTGGACCTGTTTGCGGGCGGCTTGTGGTACGTTTTGGTGCGTCGTTGGCGCCGCACTTGACTCGGTGAGTGTGCGCTACCCCTGCGAATGTCTCCTCTCGGGAAATCTTGGTCCAGTGTGAAAAGGACCGCTTCTGCCCGAAAGTGGCCGGTTGTGATTAGGGACCCCTCGCATGTAGGAATGAGTCTGCGCGAGGTTCGGAGAGTGTCTGAACGTGCCCTTAGGTGGCTTAGCGATTACAAGCCGGGTGCCTTACTACGAGGGCACGTTCGAGCGCAAGGGCAGGCGCTCCACGCGGGGCGTGACGGCCATCAAGGCCGGCAAGGCCAGCACGCTGCGAGACTCCACTTGCCGCACCTGAGGAGTCGTATGCGTGAAGCTGACCATCATCGTTGCCGCTGCCGCCATCGTGGTTACCTCACTGGCGAACGCGGCGCGCCTGGTTGAGCACGTCGAGCTGCAGACGCACGACAAACCTGGACCGGGCGCTCCGCTCCGCAGTCCACCGAGCAAGCGTTAGTTGCGCCCGAAGCTCCTGAACCGCGGGGGGGCGGCTCCGTGTACGGCACGGCGCGCGTGCCCGATTTGCAAAGAATGTGTGCATCGACCGTTTGCAGGAGAGAGGTTGAAGGAACGATGGCGCGGCAGCCCAGATTCGCCAAATTGTTGAACGCATCTCCGTTGCGATGGGGTATGTCCAGTACCGCGTCCGAGTTCAAGGCCCTCATTGCTCACATCACGCACGAAGTCGTGGAGCACAGCGGCGTCTACAAGAATTTCCCGTCCGCCATCGGTCGCCTGCAATCCGCCATCGCGATCATTACTCTGAATTTGTTGCGAGTCCGGTTCAGCGATCCAACCAGGCACTTGGCGTTTCCGCGCAGTCAGGAGGCGTACCGCATGGGAGGCGGAGCCACGCGGGTGGGTCAACAGCTCATGATGAGAGCATTCGACGCCTTCGTGAAATTGCACTACATGACCATCGAGGCAGCGGGAGTTTACGACCGTGAGTCGAAGAAGGGCTTCGTAACCCGTGTAGCGTGCACAAAGAAATTCATGGCTATCTGCACCGAGCACGGCATCAGGTCCAGCATGATCAGCCCTATCCGCCGTCACGCGCTTGTGGAGCTACGGGACACCAAAGAAAACGGGAAACGGCTGCTCTCGTGGCCTAAAGCCCCCGAGGCCAAAGCCGAGCGGAAGAGGATGGAAGACAACCTCCGGCATATCAACGCTGCGCTGGCGAACGCATTCATCGGTTTACACGTAACTGACGCGACCCTTCGTCGCATCAACTCAGAACTGAGGCGTCGGAAGGAGGAGAGTTCCTTTGTCGATTTTTTCAACAAGCAGTTGTATCGAGTGTTTCACGACGGCTCAACGGACCTTGGCGGCCGGTTTTACGGGGGTTGGTGGCAAGGCGTACCGCGACAGTACCGAAAGAATATCCACATCGGTCACAAGGGAGCAGAGAGTCCCAGATACTGTGCGGAAGCTGACTACTCGGGACACCAGCCGAGGATTCTGTACGCAAGGGCCAAGAAAAAGGCCCCCGATGACATATATCGGATCTACGATGACCGGACAACGAACACGGCCGCCCGTCCCTTGGTGAAGATCGCCCTATTGGTGATGCTAAACGCTGACTCCCGCAGTCGGGCGCTATGGGCAATTCGGGACCAGGTACAGGAGGCCTACGAGGAACCTTGGTATTTGGAACATGGCGACAAAGGGCGACCCCCCGCCATGCGAATCGAAGACATGCTGCCAAAGGGCTGCCCACCCATCGAGAAGGTTATGGACGATGTCAAAGAACGCCATGGTGCGATCGCTGATTATTTCTATACGGATGTAGGAAAGAGTTTGATGTACGTTGATGCCCGAATAGCCGAGCGTGTCCTGCTCCGATTGCTGGATCAGCATGACGTCGTAGCTCTCCCGATACACGACAGTTTCCTGGTTCACAGGAAGTTCGGGAACTTGCTGAAGGAAGTAATGGAGGAGGAAGCCCAGGCGGAGACGGGACACCTAATGCCGGTCAAGCTGCAACAACTGGAATTTGAGGACACTCGTTCAGCACGACGACATCTAGGACAATACCTTACGGGACCAGTACCGGAGCACCGTAGGAAGGATTCCCTGGTATACCGCACCCTGCTGGAAGACTGGGTAGCTAACCATCCAACAACAAGCACGAGACAACTACCCTTAGAGCCACTCATCTTCCCCATACCAATGAGACGAATACGGACATCAGCTCAGTAGCACACTGTCACGACTGGGGCCTCCCCTTGGGGGTCGGCCCGTACAGACCCAAGGTTCCCACAGCCAGCCCCCCAAAGGGGGCGACTCCGGTCTATGAGTGATCCCCATCACTAGGTGATAGTTACTCGCTAGAGGCTGGAAATATAGGGATTTGAGTCACTCTGTAGTGACTACGACCCTGAGGGTCCAGATTCGCTCTCGTGTACAAGTGTGTGTGCCGAGCTTTCCGCGATCTCCCGATATTGCCCCCGGGTGGCTGTTGCGGATCAACTCGGCCAGAAAAAAGCTGCCGAATTTACAACGCAACAAACAAGCTACGATCAAACGAACAAGCAATGATCGTTGGTATCCAGTAACCATCCGTGCTGATCGGGATGGTGGACGGTAGGGAGGACCCCGCACCAGCGCGGGACAGCTACTGGCGCGATAGGCCGAGCCGTCTGGCGACGGCAGCTACTGACCGACGATCCCACAGCTTGCCAGCCGCAGAGCGGTGGCCCGCATCGTTCAGAGCTTGCGCAGCCTTTGTCAGGTTCCATCCAGTGGCGCTCAGCGCGCCGGATACCTGGAGCCTTGCGGCTTGGGCGAAGTCATCAGCACGAGCCGCAGAAGCCGCGCCAGCACGTTCAAGCTGCAACGATGAAGGGTTACGGGCAGCAAGCCCCAGCTTCTTGCCCCGCTGCTTCGCAGCCGCTAATCCCTGCTTGGTGCGATCACTGATGAGCTGGCGTTCTTTCTCGGCCAAAGCAGCGAACAGGTGCAGAACGAACGGATCTGCCTGTCGGCCGAGCTCAGTGACTATGAACTCAACACGGTTAGCCATCAGCCCGGAGATGAAGTGAACGTCCCTCGATAGGCGGTCCAGCTTGCTGACCAGCACAGGGACGCGAAGCGTCTTGGCCTGGGTTAGCGCCTCGGCTAACTGTGGCCTACGGTCCAGGGCATCGCTGCCCTTGCCTGTCTCAACCTCGGTGTACCAGCCGTTGACCTGGATGCCCTCACGGCTGGCGAAGGACTCGATAGCCGCTCTCTGAGCTTCCAGCCCAAGCCCAGACCGTCCCTGTTCCTTGGTCGATACCCGCAGATAGCCAATAGCGTTCATAGAGCGCAGCGTGCGCTCGGCAGCCTGTGCCGTCAATTCCCTTAATGGACGTATGAGACATTGACTATCGACTATTGTTAAAGCGGTCGCAAGAACTGTGACGTAGTTCGCACTCGGAGCGACCAACGAATACCGCGCTCACTCGTATTTCTGGGTGGGTCTTGTTGGGGATCGCGGAGCTGACTGACAACAGAGTAAATCCCCCTAACAAGAACAAGAATCGGGCCACCTTTTCCGTCGGGGTGGCCCTTTTGCTTCCTGGCTATTACCCGGAATCTGTGACCGATCTGCGCCGATCTCCGTCAAACGTGCGAGGCACCACGGAGGGGTGCGGTGTCCGCCAGAAGGCGGAAGGATATGAGTCGTCGGCACACCGTTCCCGGCTTTCAGGCCCGATTACCCCTGTTAATGAGCTGTTCCAGCTCTCTTACCCCCTATTTCCAGGGCCTCAAGGACGGTATTGTCGCCCTAATGGGCTAATAGTTGCCTGAAAACAACACGGTTGCCTACGTGCGACAGTCTGATGTACCCCCTGTAATAGGCCAATTCCGGGCCTGTTCCCTTGGTCTTGTCCGGTTGGCCGTCTGGTGACGCTAGACCATCCCTACGGGTGCGGTGACGCGCCAGGAGGCGCTTGCGGGGCCTCCGACCTTGATCCCAGGCTATACGGGCCGAAGGGGAAAATGACCACTTCATGGACCGCAGGCAGGGTCGTATCGGACGCGAGATCCCGAAGCATGTTGACCTCAGGGCAACTCCAAGGACTCCATTGATCCGCCTGTAGGATGTTGCCGGGCGGGATAGCGTAGACGCACCCGGCTGGGGGTTCGGGGTACGCGGCCCGCCAGTCCTCAGCAAGCTGCTGTTCGCGCCTCTCAACGATCACGAGGGCGACGAGGACGCCCACCGGCAGAAGCGTACACAGCGCCAGAAGTCTCATGTCGTCTTGACCGGGGTACTTGGGTGTCATCGGGCGTTCTACGCCCCCTGTTATTGGGCTGCTTGGGCTGCGGTTGCGGCTTGCCGCCATTGTTCAACCATGGTGTCCAAGAGCTGCTGAGGTGTCCCTGAAATCCCCAGCATCACCAACCACATTGCGCCGTCTGTGACGATACGACGATTCTTGTAGTCCCCGTAGAAGCTGGTCATGCCGTCTTTCAACTGCTTAACGGTGACGTTGTTCAGGTACTTGGCGACGGCCTCAGTGTAGGCCGAGTTGGCCTTAGCCAGTGCGTCCACCTCAGCGGGTGTCGCAGCGCCCAACAACGACAAGCTATGCCCGATACTCATGCCGTCAAGCATGCCAAGGACGTAGTACGTCCTGCTGGCGTCATTTTGCTGCTGCCACCAGTTACCGTCCCTGAGCTTAGCTTCACCCGCTACAGCCACCCCGCTGATAGCGATTAGCAGTACGGAAGCGAGAATAAGACGCATACAGCCTTCCCAAGACTAAAGGTCGTCCTACCTTAGCCCGGAATCTACATTTCTTACGAGAACCTACGTCTCAAGTCATAGTCCTCTGGGCTATGAAAATCTCCTTTGGAGATAGTCCAGCGATAGCGTCATCAGGTCATAACTGCCATCTTTAACCTCGTTAAGGATGACGATTCCCCGCCACTCATCGTTGGCTTGAGGACCACGGTACTCTTCATCGTGCATGTAGAACGATCCAGCCACGAGACCGTGGCGAGTAGTAGTCCCTGGATACTGTCTGCACCCGTACAACAGTCCCTGTTCGTGACCGGCCACAAAGCTGTGGCCTATCTTGTTCAGCCGGTTGTCGATAGAGCCGCCTATCGGCTTCCCACTGTGGGTGTTGGAGAAGTAGTGCGAGTAGTGGACCCCGTCTATCTCGACTATCTCCAGGAACCCGTGTCTCTTGAATCCAGGTGTAAGCAGAGCATCGGTCGTTAGCACGCCCTCATACTTAGCATCGCCAGCTACGGCTCTATTAATCCTGTTCTCGTGATTACCGAACAGGTAATGACATTCTGGCGTCCATCGGTTTTTCAGCTTGCACCTGTCCTGCCGTTTAACTTCCTTCTGCATCGGGCCGAACAGCCGTACAAAGGCATCGTTACCTGCGTCTATATCGTCCTTGATCCGTGCACCTTCTAACTTCAGTCCACCGGCCTTCTCGTAGCTGGAGAGTGAACCCATGTCCCAATGGTCGCCCAAGTGAACGACCACGTCCGGGCGATAGTAGAGGAGGGCCTCGGCCCCCCAGTCGAGATGATCGAGAGGGACACCTGGACGTACCTGTGTGTCGGGGATAACGGCAACGCGGCGCGCTGATGCGCACACTGAGGACAGGCGGGAAGGTTTACGCATAGAGGGGTCTACTTTCGTTTCGTTCGCGCCGGGAGGCGCTTTAGCGGCCCGCTTGCGCGGACCTTGTTGTTAGAGCGAGTCGGGGGTGACTCGCGGAGGGGGAGCGCCCTGTTAAGGGCGCGGGAGGAATGGGGGAGGCTTAAATCAGGTGGAAGCTGTTACAGGGTGCCCCCGCCCTGCGGGCGGCCCGTTGATCTGCGCGGTACACACGTAACCGGATGATCCGGTAGAGCCTTCCTGACTTCCTTAGCGTCCTGACGGCACAACAATTCGTTGTTGTATATCTCTACGGCCACCTTGGGCCGTTCAGTCAGGATCAAGGCCCAAATTAAAACCTCGGTAACCATACTGCACCTTACGGTCGCCAGTTTGGATCTGTTGATGGATGAAAGTATGGGGAGCCTGCATACGGATCGCTCGCGCGCCCACTTGCTACGTTCTCCTCACACACCCACCCGTGCTTGTCGATGGCCGCATAGCCGCTGGCACAGGCGCTACGGTGCAATTCGGTATTGCTCAGGGGCCTCTCGTGCTGGATTCGGAGCACCAGGACCAAGGCAAGGAGTGCTACTCCTGCACCACCAGCCGCCCAAGCGGCGAATCGCCGGAACCCGGCGTTAGTCACGATCAACACCAGTACCACTGACAGAAATAACCAGATCATGTCTTGCCTCCTAAAACGCTCTGAATATCGAAAACCCAGTTGCAGGCCGATCAGCGGGTTACACTGATCCGGCAGTCCAAAATATTCAGAACTTTGGGAGAGGACTACGCCTGATCCGTCAGGGAGTTACGCTTACCTGAGCGTCTCTCTTCGAACCTGAGGGTCGGGAGTTCGAATCTCTCCGGGCGCGCTAGATGCTTCGGTGATGAAAGGGACCTGGAAGACCACCAATGCCACGACCACGACCATGAGCATGGATCATCGGATCGGGGATCCTCCGTGGACGCGTGAGGACTTAGTGGCTCGGCTGGAGGACTTTGCCACTCTTTACGAGCGACGTCCTGTCAGGAACAACCAGGGGGGCATGTCCTCCGTACACATGTTCCTTTTCTGGTTTGTGCTGCGATATCTCAACCCTCGCGTGGTGATCGAAAGCGGGGTCTGGCGCGGACTCGGGACTTGGTTCATCGAGCAAGCATGCCCGGGCGCCGATATCTGGTGCATCGACCCGAATCTCGAGGCGCTGTCTTATCGCTCGAGCCGCGCACGGTATTTGACTGAGGACATTTCCCGACATGACTGGAGCGCCTGTCCCAAGGATTTCAGCGTGGTCTTTTTCGATGACCATGTAAACGCGCTTGAACGGATGCGACTCTGTGTGGATCTGGGCTTCCGCCATCTGATGTTCGAAGACAACTATCCGGCCGGTGTCGGTGACTGCTACTCACTCAAGCAGGCACTTGCTTGTGCTGGACATCAGCCCGCGCGCGGCCCGATGGTCCGGCTGCGCAGGCTGCTCGGCCGCATCAACGACGAAGCCATTCCAGCCAACTCGGTGGATGCCGCATATATTCGAGAGCACAGCGAAGTTCTGACGGAAATGCCCCCGGTGTTCAAACGGCAGCTCACCCGATGGGGTACGCCGTGGGATGAGCGCCTGGCGACGCCCGAACCGCTGTTGAGCGCCGTCGAATCTCCCTGGCAGCAGATCTACTTCGATGACGCCGGCGGCTACACGTGGCTGTGTTACGTGCGGCTCAAGTCACGAGGGCTGAGCTGCCGCCCCGCACTCGCGGAATTGCCGTCAGCCGAATCGCGCTAGACTGTTCACGACGCCGGACTGAAAGCAGTCTGCAGGGACCATTCTCATGAACAGTATGTTCGATCTGTCGGGCAAGGTCGCCCTCATCACCGGCTCGAGCCGTGGGATCGGCAAGGCGATCGCCGTGCAGATGGCACTGCA